CAAATGCTTGTGCATCAAGGTAGTGCAGGTTTTGCAGGTACAGCACAAGAAATTGAAGAAGCACAGAAAAATTATAAAAAACAAATCAATGAAATGAAAGAGTATATTCTTGAAAGAACAGAAATTGACGAAAAGACATTTAATAAAAATAAAAATAAAGATTGGTATTTAACAAGTAAAGAACTTGTTGAATATAAAATTGTCGATGCTTTAATTGATAATTTTGAAGACATTATTTAAGTTTAAAGAGAGGTAAATAAAAATGGCAAAACAAGGTGTTAAATATACTGAAACAACTGGTAAAAATTTAAAAGCAGTAGGTATTCTTGATGCAGATAAAAATGCAATTCTGGTTGATGGTGAAGTTGTAAATATTTCTGCACTACTTTCTGAATTTGATGGTTTTGAAATTAGTTTTTCTCTATCTATGAAAACAGAAATTGAATTAGATACTCCAGAAGTTGAAGATGAAGATGAAGAAGTCTAAGGTGAATTAATATATGTCTACATATAAACGATTTGAAAATGAAACTGATGAAGAATTAATCTTTCGTATTACTGGAGATAAAGATAAAATTGGTTCTTGGCAAGATGTAGCAGATATTTTAAATGAATTATTAGGAACAAATTATAATGCTAGTACATTCAGAAAAAAACGACAATATTTTGATACAATGATGAATGCAAATGAACATATTATTTTGCAAGACAAGAATTATATTGAAGAACTAAAGAGAGAGCGTCAAGAATTATATAAAGAACGTCAAAAATTATCAGATGAAAGAACTGAATTAAACAGATTATTGCGTAGAGAAGCAAGAAAAGAATCTTATCTTGAAATGGTTCAAAGAGTAATTTCAGAAGATACTATTCCTATTAAGTTTGATATAGAATATAAACATATTGATTCTGATAATAGTCTATTGGTTCATTTAACTGATATTCATGCAGGTATTTATATTGATAATTTTAAAAATATTTTTGATGAACATGTTTTAAAACAGCGTATTGAAAAATATACAAATGAAATTATTGACATTCAAAAAAGACATCGTTCTAAAGATGCATATGTGGTTGTTGGAGAAATTTTATCTGGATTAATTCATAATAATTTAAGATTACAAAACAACATGGATTTAATTGAACAATTTAAACTTTCTTCAGAATTAATTGCTTCTATGTTGATTTCTTTAGGTGAAAATTTTGAAAATGTTTATATGTATACAACTATGGGAAACCATAGTAGAATTTCACCTAAAAAAGAAGATGCATTAGATGGTGAAAATATGGATATTTTACTTCCATATTATTTAAAAGCAAGATTACAGAATATTGATAATATCCATATTGAAGATAATGATTTTATGCCTGATGTTGCTGTATTTAGAGTACATGGGAAATTAATTATGGCTTCACATGGACATAAAGATAGCCCTTCTAATGTAGTTCAAAACTTTACTCTATTATATCGTAAATGTCCTGATATTATATTACTTGGACATAGACATACGAATGGTTTAACAACAGTGTTTGATACAAAAGTTATTGAATCAGGATGTGTTTCTGGTGCTGACCAATATGCTTTAGATATTAGAAAAGCAACTCACCCAGAACAGACTGTTTCTGTAATAAATAATAATGGTCTTGTTTGTATTTATGATATACAACTAGATAATTAATGGGACGATATTATATCGTTCTTTTTTAATTGTAAACGAAAAATTAGTTGATAAAAGGAGAAAATAAATATGCTAAATAAAGATAATTTTACAAGAAAATTTGCTTCTGAAACAGGTAGAACTATTACAGAATCTAAACAAATCGTAGAAGATTTTATTGCTACAATCACTAAATCAGTAGTTGAAGATGGTGGTGTTGATTTTTATGGTTTCATGAAAATTGAAAGAGTAACACAACCTGCAAGAGAACGTGTAAATCCTGCAACTGGTGATAAAATTATGTGTGAAGAAAAAGAAATTCCTAAAGCAAAATTTTCTAGCAGATTTAAAAAGGTTGTAAATGGTGAAGCCTGATTAGGAGGTTTCTATATATGGAAATCAAAAAATATAACGACTATTCAGAATTTGTAAAATCTGTAATGGATAACATGGAAAGTGTAAGACAAAACATTACTATTGTTGCTTTCTATGAAGATGCATCTGCAATTTTAAAACATATTGCAAAATATGAAAAATCAATTCTATATTCTATTGATATTCATGATTATATGTGGGAAAACTATGATTCTGAATATTATATTACACTTTCTAAAGACGATGAAGGTGATTATCTGATTTATTGTGAAAAGGCTTACGATGATAAAAAAGATGTGTACCTATATGGAGAATCTAATATTGTATATATTGCAGAAGATTGTAGTGCTAAAGTATTGAAAAGACTATATTCTGATATTTATTATGAAGTAAGATTCTTTGATGATGAAGAAGATGATTTTGACAAAATGGTAAAAACTATGATGAATGTAGATGAAATTGAAATGGATGAAGACATGAAAGGTTTTACTGTTTCTCGTTCTGATGATTATGGTTTTTCTACTTTTAGTTTTCACTCTACAGACGAAGATTTGGTTAAAAGAGTTTTAAAAGATTATAAGAAATTTTGATTTGTGGATTTGATACCATAGAAATGAATTTCTTCATATTGAAAGTGCTGAGAATGTTGGAACTTCTCAGTGCTTTCTTTTATTGACGCAGGTTATGGAAGTGGTCTATCCGCTGGGGTTCATACCTCCAGAATCGCAGGTTCAAATCCTGCACCTGCAATTTAACCACTATAGGGCTTATCACCACCACCCACCACCCACCATTAAGTTCTATAGTTGGTTATTATAGGCGGTTAGTTTAATTGGTAAAACGTCAGTCTCCAAAACTGAAGTACAGTGTTCAAATCACTGCCCACCTGTTAGAGAAGCAAAACTCATAGAAAAGCAATTTGGGACTATTTTCCCCATGCTATATGCAATTTTATAATTTATACTGTACATTGAAAATTTAATAATGAGAGATGAAACGAAAAATCATGACAGGGTAAGTTCCTGTATAAGTTTCTTCTAAAAGTTTAAGACCTTTGGAAATCAAAGGTCTTTTTATTTTTAGGAGTGATATTATGGATAAAAGATTAGATTGGATATTAAAATATAATAAAGAAAATAATAATGAATATGGTGATTTTGTTTTTTCTGGAAAATATTTAGCCGTATATAGACCCAACCATCATAGAGCAAGAAAAGATGGATATGTTTATATTCATCAATTACAGGCTGAGAAAATGTTGGGAAGAAAATTAAATAAAAAAGAATGCGTTCATCATAAAGATTATGATAAATTTAATAATGATATTAATAATCTTATGGTATTTAAAACTATTGCAGACCATACCGCATTTCATAATGGAAGTGAAATTTATATTGATGGAGATGTTTGGGTTGCCAAAATACAAAAAAGTTATATTTGTCCAATTTGTAAAATAAATACTAAAACAGATTATGCAAATATGTGTGTTGAGTGCTATCACAAAAACAAATCATCTCATCTTCCATCTAAAGAAATATTAATGGAATTAATTTTAAATTATCCTATGACAACAATAGGAAAAATGTATAATGTTAGTGATAATTCAATAAGAAAATGGTGTAAAAAATATAATTTACCATATTTAAAAAAAGATATTGATAAATTAAAAATAGAATTACATAATTAATGTTTTTATTATTTTTATTATAATTTTTTAAGAATAGAACTTTACATATTTAATGTAAAGTTATTATATAGTCTAAGGTGTGATTCTTGTTTCTGAAAGTCTATCAGAACAATTTAGGATTACACCTATTTTTTTGTTTTTTATTGTTAAATATATAACAATATTGAAAGGAATGAATATTATGGCTAAAGGAAGGACAACTGTTTATAATAACATTACCTCTCCTGAAAGACTTGCCTTAGTAAATCCTGAAAATATTCAATTAGGAAAAGATTTTTTAGAATATCTTGCAAGTATCGATAGAAGTAAAACTACTATTTCTGCATATGCAAGTGATTTAGATATTTTTTGGGTTTGGTGTTTGCAATATAATAATAATAAATTTTTTGTAAATTTAACAAAAAGAGATATTGTTAAATTTCAAAATCATTGTTTGAATCAGTATGGATGGAGTTCTGCTAGAATTCGCAGAGTAAAATCTGTACTTTCTTCATTATCAACTTATGTAGAAAATATGTTAGATGATGAATTTGAGGATTATAGACCAATTATTAGAAAAGTTGAAAATCCTCCAATGAATGCTGTTCGTGAGAAAACAGTTTTAACAGAAGAACAATTGAAAAAATTACTAGATGAATTAGTGGAAAGAGAACAATATGATAAAGCGTGTATTCTTGCCTGTTGTATGAATAATGGAAGAAGAAAAGCGGAATTGCCAAGATTAAAAGTGTCTTATTTTACTGAAGATAATGTAATTTATGGTTCTTTATATAAAAGTCCTGAAACAGTGCAAACAAAAGGCAGAGGTTCTAAAGGGAAACAATTAACAATTTATACTTTAAAAAGTGGATTTAAACCTTATTTGGATTTGTGGTTAAAATATAGAGAAGAAAATGGAATCACTTCTGAATGGCTTGTACCTAAAAAAGAAGATGGTGTTTACATAGATGAACAAATGTCTGTAACAACATTAGATAGTTGGGCAGAAACATTTAGTAAAATTCTTGGTGTTCCATTTTATTGGCACAGCATGAGACATTATTTTACAACTGCATGTTCCAGAAGCGGATTACCAGATGATGTAATTAAAAATCTTGTTGGTTGGGAAAGCAATGACATGGTTTCTCTGTATAAAGATATTGATGCAGATGAAATGTTTGCACAATATTTTGATGAAAATGGAATAAAAGAGATTGAACAAAAATCTCTTTCTGATTTATGATAATTACTAAATTTTGATTTATATATGATACCTCTCTCCTAAAGGAAGATGGGATTGTACCCTTTGTGGACGATACCCGTCTTCCTGTACTTTAGTTGATAATTATTTATTAGTTGAAAAGAAGGTGAAAATTATAGCCTACAAAGTTAAATCTAGGGAAGAAAAAAATGTTGAGGAATTAAATTCATCTGTAACAATTAATATTGATGCAGATTTTTTTATGAAAAAACAAATTCAAAGAAATGAAAAAAAATATAAATGTACTTGTTGTGGTGGTAGTTGGGATAATCGGAAAACTCATTTTTCTAAATCATCCTCCCCTCTTTATCAATCTAATGATGGATATTTAACTATATGTAATGAGTGTAGAGATAAATATTTTTTTAAGTTAGTAGATTTATATTCTGGAAATGAAGCCCATGCAATGAGACATATGTGCCAACAGTTTGATATTATTTTTCACATTGATGCATTAAATGCTTCTCGTCAGGTTAGTTCCGATAAAAGTAGATTTGCATATTATCTTCAAAAAAAGAATTTAGGTCAAACTGCAAGAGCAGGTACTACATATATTGATGGAATCAAATATGATTGGATTCACAGAGAAGATGATATTATTGAAAGTATGGAGCAAATAAAACAGGATGATATTTCTGTAAAGGCTACAACATTAGAAAGATGGGGTTTAGGATTTTCTGAAATGGATTATAAGGTTTTAGAAGACCATTATAAAATGTTAAAGAAAAATAATCCTAACTGCGATAATAACCAAGAAATATTTATTAAATCTCTTTGTAATATTAATATGCTAATGGTAAGAGCACTTAGAGATGGTGATTCTGATAAGTATGTAAAATTAACAGACCAATATAGTAAGACTTTTACTAAAGCAGGTTTAAAAACTATTCAAGAAATTGATAATAGTGCAAATGAAAGTATGGGTGTTACTTTGTCTGTTATTGCTCAATATACTCCTGAAGAATATTATAAAGATAAAAAATTATATGATGATTTTGATGGTCTAGGTTCTTATTTTACTAGGTTTGTAAGAAGACCATTAAAAAATTTAATGACTGGTTCTACTGAACGAGATAAAGAATTTTATGTAAAAGATAAGTCAGGTGATAATGATGAATAATCAATACGCTGACGAAAGACAGAAAAATTTATATAAAAAGTTCCCGTCTACGCATTATTTAAGCAATCCAAATAATGTACACAATATGTATTTATGGTGTACATTTTTTAGAAGAAATTTACATAGATTAGCAATTGACTATTTAGGGATTAAACTTCATCTATATCAACAATTAATTTTATATATGATGGGTATTTCTCAGTTAGTTGTAATTGTTGCTTGTCGTGCCGCCGCAAAATCTTTTATTATTGCGTTATATGCTTGTTGTAAAGCAATTATTAAACCAAATAGCAAGATTGTACTTGGTTCAGCAACAAGAGGACAAAGTAAATTGATTATTTCTGAAAAAATAAAAAATGAATTGATGGGTATGTCTCCTGCTTTACGCAAGGAGATAAAAGATATTAAAGATAGTGCAAATGAATCTATAGTATATTTCCATAACGGAAGTACGATTAAAGTATTCACTGCAAATGAATTTGCCAGAGGTTTGCGTTCAACTGATGCCGTAAGGGAAGAATTTAGACAAATTGATAAAAATATTGACGATAGCGTAATCTCACCTTTCCAAACTATTCGACAAGTTCCATACATGATTGACCCTTATTATGCATCAATTGAAGAATTAAAAGAAGACCCTGTTGATATCTATATTTCTTCTTCTTGGTTTGACGATGGTCACTGGATGTGGAACATTGTTGACCAAGCATATTATGGAATGTTAAATGGTGATGCTTCTGTTATGTTGGCTTTTGATGAAAGTATTACATTAAAACATAATATAAGAACACAGCGTCAAATGCAACAAGAAAAGAAAAAACAAGACCCTATTACATGGCAAATTGAATTTTTAAATTTAAAGATTAAGAATAATGCTTCTGCATTTTTTACATATTCTATGTTGACTGATGTACAAAATTTACGTCAGGTATTTTATCCAAGAAATCATAAAGATGTTAAGTTTCATAAAAGGAATAAGTATGCTATTCCTAAACAAGAAGGTGAAATTAGGGTAATTTCTTGTGATATTGCCTTTGTGGAAGGTAAACAAAACGATAATTCTGTTTACAGTTGTATTCGTGGTATTCCAGAATCATTAACATATGAAACAGAAAATGCAGACATTGAAGTAAAACAAGGATATAAAAGACAATATTCCTATATTGAATCAAATCAATTAGGCGATACAACAAAACAAGCAATTCGTATTAGGCAATTGTACGATGATTATGAAGCAGATTATATTGTTATTGATACAAGAAATGGTGGGTTGCAGACACTTTATTCTTTAGGGAAAACTTTATATGATGAAGAACGTGGCATAGAATATCCTCCTTTAAAGTGTATGAATAATGAGACTTATGCTAATGCGGTAAAAAATCCAAATGCTCCAGAAGTTATTTTTGCTGTTAATGCAAGTTCGCAATTAAATAGTGATATTGCATATAGTTTTAGGCGTTCTTTAATGGAGCATAGAATGGAATTGTTGCCAAATTTTAATACTGCAAGAGAAGAACTTTTGAATGACAATAATGATTATTTGAATGAAATTGATATTGATTTGCAGTTTGAATTTGAAAGACCATTTTTGGAGACACAGGCTATGATAAGTGAATGTGCGGAATTATTATATGAAAAGAATCCTTCTACTGGTGTAATTAAAATTTATGAACATGGGAATAACAGAAAAGATAGATATACTTCCTGTAGTTATGGTTCATATTTCTTTGACCAGTTAGAACTTGATTTGTATGGTTCTGATGCCAATTATGAATATACTTGTCTTGTAAATTAATAGAAAGGAGGCAATCATGCCTGAAGAAAGTAAAAAGAGGGGCAGACCTCCTAAAGTAAAACAAGAAGAAGTTGTTGAAACAAATAACGTTATTGACAATACTAATTATGAATTTAATAGTTTTGTGGCAAATGGTAGTTTAATTGAAGCAGTTTTTTCTTGTGGTGTATTTAATTATTTTAGTAAAAATCAAATTGATAATATTTTAAAAGACCCAATTACATATCATGAAGAAGCAATTAGATTGTCTAACTTTGTGTATGGTAAGAATGGTATTGTAGCGAATTCTATTGATTATATGATTTCCCTACCCTGTTTAGATAAAATTATTATCAATAAAAATAAAAAAACAACTCAAGCAGTTAAAAAAAATAAAGCACTAATGAAAGCAACTCTTAATACAATTGATGATAAAACTTTTATTAGAAATGCTTTGTTTACACAAATGTTAGATGGTATTGCATTTTATTATTTTGAAACTAGAAAAAAGAAAACAGACAACTCTAAATTTTTAAGTGATTATGAAGTTGAACATATTTATGAGATTAATGCTCTGGATGAAGCAAGTATTAATGCGTCCATTATTTCACTGCCTTGGCAATATACAAAAATTGTTGGTAAGAAAAATGGAAGATATGTTCTGGCTTTTAATTTAAGATATTTTGATGATTATACTGGTGAATCTTTAGACAGAAAATTAAGAAAATATCCATTAGAAATTGTTGAAGCATATAATACTAGAAAAAGTAATCCAACACAACATGGTGATTGGTATATTTTAGATAGTGATAAAACAATGTGTCGTAAAATTAAATGTAAAGATTCTGAACCTTGGGGAAGAAGCGTTGTTATTGCTTCATTAGAAGATGTTTTGTATAAAGATTATTTTGTTGATACTAAAAGAAATGTCTTAGATGAAGTAAATAATAAGATTATTTATCAAACATTCCCAGAAGGTAAAGATAAAGGCACATGTGCTTTAACAAAAACACAACAGGAACAACAACACTCAACTGTAAAACAAGCAGTTATGGGGAAAAACAGAAGAAATGGAGTAAGTTTCTTTAGTGTTGCTTCTGGTACAAAATTAAATTCTATTGATGTAGATATTGATATTTTTGATTCTAAAAATGAATCTGAGTTAAATAATCAAATTTCTCTTGATTTAGGTGTTTGTGCTTCTTTGATTGGTGCTATGAGTACAGGTAATTTTGCGGCAGGTCAATCAAACTTAGAAATGATTACTGCACAATTATATTCTTGGATACATGAATGGCAAAATGAATTAAATCATGTTATTAACAAAAATATCATTCAAGATGAAAAGAATAGAGTTGAAATTTATTACTTCCCTACTTCATTTGTAAATAGACAATCATTTTTTGATATGATGAAATCTTTATATAGTGAAGCAAGTGGCTCATTATCTTTCTTAATTGCTAGTACAGGTGTAGATGTTGATGCATATTTGTCTGTATTGGATATGGAAATTGCTGAAGGTTATTTTGAAAAATATTTACCTCATATGACAGCGTATACGAATAATGGGGATTCTTCTGGTGGTAGACCAGAAGAAAAGAATCCTACAAATGAAAATACATTGCAGTCAAAAGCAAATAAAAGTAATGATATGCCTAAACCATCTACAAATAAATGATTAATAAAAGAATCTACTTTTAGTAGGTTCTTTTTATTTTATATAAAAGTTTTAAAGGAGGATACGAAATGTTAAATAATATCCTCGAAATTTCAAGTCGTGCTAAACGTGGAGGACGAGTGCCTATTAAGATTGCATTACTAAAAATTCATGAAAATATAGAGGAAACAAATGATAATGGTTTGCATTGGAATGAAGATTATGTAATGAACGCTATGGAATCTGCTATCTCTATGCCAATTTGTGCAGAATTTGCAACAGAAGATAAAAGTATTCCTTTAGGTCATGGTCTAACTGGAAGTGCAGTTGATGAAAATGGAATTAGAGAGCCTTTGTTTGAAAATTCTGAAACAGTTGGGGTAATTGAAAAAGTATCTATAGAGACAATTCAAAAAGATAATGAAGATATTAAAGCCCTAGTTGGTGAAGGTGTATTGTTTAATCAACGTTATCCTGCTTTTGTAAAATGGGTTAGAAATAACTATGCAAATAGTGTTGTAGATACATCTATTGAAATTTGTGGATTATCTGAAAATGATAATAAAATTATTTATTTAGAAGAAAATCCAACAGAAGAATATCGAACACCCTTATCTTTTCAATTTTCTGGTACTGCAATTCTCTCTGTAACACCTGCGGATAAAAACGCAGTTGTTTTAGAAGTAGCACAGAAACAAAATAAGGAGGAAGAAAATAAAATGGAATTCGATATGAATGAAGTGAAAAAAGTTATTGCAGATACAATTAATGAACTGAATAACAAAGAAACACAATTCACAGCAGAAGTTACAGAACTAAATTCTAAACTAGAAGCAAAAGATACTGTAATTGCTGAAAAAGATGCAGAACTGTGTGCTAAAGATGAACAGATTGTTGAACTAAATGCAACAATTGAACAAGTAAGACAAGCCCTACAAGATATGGAAACAGAAAGACAGGGTTGGTGGGCTGAACGTGAAGCACTGGAAAAACAACTAGGTGAACTGAAAGCCAAAGAAAGACTTGGTGAACTAAACTCTGCTATCGAAGGTTTCACAGAAGAAGAAAAGAAATTTGCTGAATCTGAAATCAATAGTTTTAACGAAAATCCTATGAACGGCAACATTGATGCTATCGTTTCTAAGATTTATGAAGGTATTGGTCAGGCTTCTAAAAAAGCAACAGAAGAAGCAAAAATTGCAGAACAAAATGCAAACAAAAATGTTGAACTAGACGATATTTTTGCTGAAATGAATTCTGTAAAAACCGTAGAAGACGAAGAAGATATTAACATTTTTTAAGGAGGAAATATAAATGGTTAAATTCAATTCCATCGGTCAAATTGAAAAGGACTATT